ATGTTAGGCTACTCGCATGAAAACTGAAATACTTGAAAAAAGATGCGCTGAAGCCTTGCTTGGGTACTCTCAAACAATGGCAGATGCTTATACAACCGAACCAGAGGACTTTGATGCGGCTGTAACAGCTTTGCTTGCCAGAACGCTAGAACTCCATCTAAACCGAACAATCAACCTGGAGAACCTTTACAAATGACACAAGAATCAGTAATCAGAGCATTACAAAACGGCCCACTTACTTCCTACCAAATAGAGGATTTAACAGGCATACCAAGGTTGTCCATTGCAGCTTGTTGCACAAAAATGAGCTACAAGAAGAAACTAAAAATTGGGAAAATAAAGATGGGTCGTTCATGGGTTTCTCAGTACACGTTAGCACCACACATGATTGAGGCTGAAAAGGTTGAAGAACCTCGTGATCTACTAACCCCGTTTGACATCAGGAACGCTAAAGGCATCTTCACTAAGTCTGAATATGCTTCTATGAACGCCCAGGCTATTCGTTTGTTTGGCAGAAAACCAACAAATGAAATTACCAACAATCAATTTATTTGATACAATGTTTTGAAACACGGCTAGATGGGGCTTGATCTCCCTATCGAAAAGCGAGCCTCTCCGCCTGCCGATTGTTTCTTTCAGTAGAGGACTGAGCTAGGAAAAATCATGCTATTGCAGCCTAAAAATTGGGCCGTCTTTCAACATTACAAAGACAGATGCCCCCCTTGGATAAAACTTCATCGTGACCTGTTAAACGATAGGTCTTATATGCGCTTGCCTATTGCTAGCAAGGCACTAGCACCTATGCTCTGGTTGCTTGCAAGTGAGTCAAAAGATGGTGTTTTTGATGGCTCACTAGATGAGCTAGTCTTTCGATTGCATATCACGCCAAAAGAATACCAAGATGGAGTTAAGCCGTTGATTGATAACGACTTTTTCATACTTGTTAGCGGAGTGCTAGCAGAACGCAAGCAAGTTGCTATCCCAGAGACAGAGGAGAGACAGAGACAGAGACAGAGGGAGAGACAGAGACAAAGAAGAAAGCAACTAGCGTTGCACCACCTATCGGTGTTTCTGATTCTGTTTGGCAAGAATTCAAAACATTGAGGAAAGCCAAAAGAGCACCGATAACCCAGAGAGCCATTGATGCAATTTCAAGCGAAGCGCAAAAGATTGGATGGACACTTGAGAAAGCATTGGAGGAATGTGTTGTTCGTGGTTGGCAAGCATTTAAAGCAGATTGGGTTGTCAAGCCAAACCCCGCAGACATTGTGAGGCTCACAGTCCCATCAAAGAATGAGCCTGACCCTGCTTTGCTGAAGATTGCAGAGGATGCGAAAAAAGCAGCACCCATACCATTTGAGGTATTGGCAAGGATGGCTCAAATAAGGCAAAAAGCATGAACTACTTTGAAGCCATGAGACTGCTAGACAGAGTAAAAGAGGGTGTCCCTTACCCATTACACCTGATAAACAAAGCATTGGAGTTAACTGGTGACTTGGAGTAGACGAAACATTCAAGGCCCAAGCGATAGAGTAATCCTAGAGCAAGCCGAGGCTAGGGAACTCTATCGGAATTGGGAAGGAAGTAAAAATCGTGATCTCATTCGTGCCAGATTGGAGAGAGCCGAAAGAATCTATGGCATTGGTGCAAGGGACAGAATCCGAGAATATATGAACAGAATTAAAGATGGGACACTGCTATGAGATATGCCGCTAGAGTAGATGCTAACCAAGAGCAAATTGTGTCCGCACTAAGGGCTGCTGGCGCTTACGTTTGGATTATTGGTTTGCCAGTTGACCTATTGGTGGGATATAAAAACCATACTTTTTTGGTAGAGATCAAAACAGACAATAAAAAGAAGTTTACCAAGCTACAAACAGACTTTTTCGAGAATTGGTCAGGCGGTACTTTGGCAAGAATTGACAACCCCGAAGCAGCTTTAAGAATGATTGCAACATTAGGGTAAATCCCTATGGTATTACGCAAACAATTTGATAATATTTAATTTTTAACAGGAGTGAATTATGAACACATGGGAATTTGATACAACAATCGGTGCGGGTAGCGAAGTCGTAACAGTCGTTTACGAATACGAGCAAGACCTAGATTCCACCTTTAACGAGTCAATTCGTGAGGTTTGGTTTGAGGGTCGCAACTGTATCGGTTTGCTGAGTGACGAGTCTTTCAAAGAGTTGGAGTGTGAAGCTGCAATGAGATTTCAGCATCACAAACTCAACTTCAAGATGGAGGATGTATGACTATCAGTTTTGACCAAAGGAAAAAAGAATTTTGGGATTGGCACAAAGCAAACCCCAAGGTTTGGGACTACTTCGAGAGGTTTTCTTTGGAAGCGGTCAAAACAGGCAGAAAGAAGGTAAGCCACTGGTTGATTATCAACAGAATCAGATGGGAGGTTTACCTTGAGACAACTGGCGAAGACTTTAAAATCAGCAATGACTATATTGCGTTTTATGCAAGACTTTGGAAAGCAAGACACCCCGAACACAAAGACTTGTTTAACATTAAAAAAATGATAGGCGAACCAACAGAGGGTGATAAACAATGAACGAACCAACCAAAGCTATCCAATACCTAATCGACACCGCCCCTTTGTATGCAAAAAGTAAGGCTGACAGGATGTTTTTGGAAGAGTTCCGCAAGTCCCGCAAGGCGCAACTGGCAAGCCAAGCAGGGACTGAGGTTCTTGGCAAGCAGGAAACCTTTGCTTATGCTCACCCCGAATATATTCAAATATTGGAGGGAATCAGGGAAGCGGTAGAAAAAGAGGAAACCTATCGTTGGATGATGACCGCAGCACAAGCCAAAATAGAGGTTTGGAGAACCCAACAATACAGTGCTAGATTAGAAGTTAAAGCAACCCAATAATGCAATCAAAAAATAAACCCAAACCGACCGCAGGGGAAAGGCTGCACATTGCCAAAATTAAACTCATGCCATGCATTATTTGCGATTCACCACCACCGAGCGAATGCCATGAAATAAACCAGGGACAATGGTTTACATCGATGCCATTGTGTGCAGATTGCCATCGGGGAAGCTTAAACGGGATACATGGTCAGCGCAGATTATGGAACGTCTACAAAATGGACGAATTGTCAGCATTAAATGAAACCATCCGCAGAATATGCGAAGAGATGCCCCTAAAAAGCATTAAAACCCCGTTCTAAGCGTTTTTTATGATCGGTGCATAGTAGGGTAGCATAAACCAAAAAAAAGCCCGTAAAGGCTCAAATTTTAGACAACAAAAAACCCGCTCATTAGGCGGGTTCTAGGTTTATCGTTTTCCTGAGAGTATTCGCAGGATTAGGGCTGCAATTGCATAAATCATTTAAGCCCCTTAAATTTGCTTCAATTTTATCACTCGTGCCATTTTTTGGCCATGGGCAGGATATGCGATCAGTGGGACATCTTTAGACCAACATGCACGGCAGCCGTTACAGTTACCCCCATGCAAATAAGCTTCGCACAATTGAACCCCTTCGCGGGCCTGAAATGTGGCAGCATCAGGGCCGATAACTGACCCGTGCAAACCTTCGATGTATTCACCTTGAATAGAATCACTGGAAAATCTGACCTTTACATTGGTCAAAGCTTCCATTTGTGCAAAAACGTGAGCAAATTTAGGGAATTTGTGCATTCTGGTGGGTAGCCAATGGTTCACCCATGGGGTTTGTATCATTACTTCCAAGATTTTCTCAGCAAGGCCAAGGGTGTAAACGTCCCCAGAATCAAACCAACGGAAATATCGGTCTGAATCTAATTCGGCCACCATGTCAGACACCCAGTCTAATCGTTGCCAGTCTTCCCGATTCGAGATTCTAGGGGCTTTAACGTTCGGGTAGTTGTAATTCCCTGTTGTTGCATAGCAGCCCTTGCATGCATCAACTAGTTCACCAGGCGCAGCCCATGAGCCAGGGCAAGTGTCTAAAGCTTGCAAAGACCATGAGCGGGCATTTAATTTTGAGGTTTGAGATATTTTGAGCATGTAACACCTATTGAAAAAGTAAGAAAGATTAGACCATTCGGCAATCGGGGCATTCTCTGTAGCCCGAATAATTTATCTCCCATTGATCTTGTGGGATATCACACCCACAAATGCACGTTTGGAAAACGTCAATTTCAAAAGGAATTGAATTCTGGATAAATTCCTCTCTACTGTCATATGGGAGAGAAAAAACAATCCCAAATTGTCTATTTATTATCTCTTTTACTTCTAAAGGTAAATAACGCAAATTTGGTTCGTCTTTTGAGTCGCTAACAGTAATTTTTTTGCCATTTGGCATTGTTACAAATTGAACCGCTGCAATTGATCCATGCTTGATTGTGTATTTCATTTTTGACACCTATTTAAAAGAAAAGAAAGATTATTTGATTAGGACATCGAAGTAATGCAAAGCCCCTATGCATAGCAGAAGGCCAATTGCAATTGCAGCCAGATAGTCTAAAAAAGTGTTTTTCATGGTTAACCTCTTATGGTAATTCGCTGACACGTCGATCGTATTCTTCTTGGCTAATATGGCCTTGCATGAGTTTTTTATCTAAAACATTGATTCTTCGTTCAATGTATAGCTCATGATCTGATTTGCTCTGGGTTGGTTCTATATCGAGAAACGATGCGACCTTAGAAAACAAGGCGCTAAACGATTTAAGAATGATCTGTTGATTGGTAGAGTCAGCAAGCATGAGCGCTTCTCCTATAGCCCTTGCAAAGCTTCCATGAATGCCTGAATTCATCGAGTCAACGATCAGGTCAATTTGTTGGTCTGTTTGTCAGTGTTCTATCCTATTCATTCCCTATTGACTCTCTTACTGGTTCTCTTACTGATTGACTTGGATCAGGGCTGTTAGTTGTTCCCGACCTAATATTTAAAATACTCAATTCCATGCCTGGGCGGAAACCTTGATTGTGCGCTTCACTGTATAGGTCTAATACGTTCTCAAAACCCCTGCATAAATTACCCTTACCAGCCGCCAACAAGATCATTCTTTGAGGGTCTGACAGTGTTCTTTGAAAGTATCGGGTCTGAGGGTTTGAGGGTCTTCCCATTTTCGGCCTAGAAATTGATTTATTTAATTATTGCATACTTTAATTCTAAGGGTAAATACTGATAGGGTTTTGGAGGGGTCAATAGAATCAACAACTTACAGCAACTGGCACGATTCTTCCCTGCTATATATATGAGAGGGTCAGATTTTGCTCTCTCTTTTCTTAACTCTTAATAGGCGTCAACAATGAAGAATTATCCAAACATCGAAAAGTCTGCCTTTCGTAAAGGCGAATACGTTGGCTATTGCGAAGGCAAGATTTTCCACATTCGCAAGTCAAATAGCACATATGGCACATGGTTTGCCCATGATTGCGAAAACTATAACGACCAAATTTTTGCGTTTGGTTTAGAAGGTATATCCAAAAAACTTCAAGCAAAGGCCACATCATGAAATTTTTAGTTATTGAAAAGGAAAATCGGTTAGCCGTTCACGCTATCTGCGACACTTTAGAACGGGCGCAGAATTGGATCGATCGCAATGCCCCTGAATACGTTCGCAAGGGCTATTTTATGGATAAAACCTTAACCGCCGATAGTTTCACAATCAAGGTCGCATAATGAAAAACACTTTTTTAGACTATCTGACGGCCATTGTCATTGGCCTAATGCTATGCATAGGGGCTTTGCATTATTTTGACGTTTTGGTCAAATAATTAGGGTTTTTACCCATTTACTAGGGGTTTTGCGCCCCTAGAATTTTAATTTTTAACTGTCAATAGGTGTTACATGATCAAAATATCTCAAACTTCAAAACTCAATGCCCGTTCATGGTCGCTTCAGGCTTTGGACACATGTCCCGGCTCTTGGGCCGCGCCTGGTGAGTTGGTAGACGCTTGCAAGGGCTGTTACGCTACTACTGGCAATTACAATTATCCGAACGTTAAAGCGCCCAGATTGTCTAATCGGGAGGACTGGCAACGATTAGACTGGGTGTCTGACATGGTGGCCGAATTAGATTCAGACCGATATTTTCGTTGGTTTGATTCTGGTGATGTTTATACGCTGGGTTTGGCTGAGAAAATTCTTGAAGTTATGATTCAAACCCCTTGGGTTAACCATTGGCTACCCACCAGAATGCACAAATTTCCCAAGTTTGCCCATGTTTTTGCACAAATGGAAAGTTTGCCCAACGTCAAGGTCAGATTTTCCAGTGATTCTATTCAAGGGGAATATATCGAGGGTTTGCATGGATCGGTTATTGGCCCTGATGTTGCCACTTTTCAGGCAAGGGAAGGGGTTCAATTGTGCGAAGCATACAAACATGGCGGTAATTGCAACGGCTGTCGTGCTTGCTGGTCTAAAGATGTCCCACTGATCGCTTACCCTGCGCATGGCCAAAAAATGGCTCGTGTAATCAAGTTGAAGCAAATTTAAGGGAAATAAATGATATATGCCATTGCAGCCCTAATTCTGCGAATACTTTCAGGAAAACGATAAACCCACAACCCGCCATAAAAAGCGGGTTTTTTTACGTCTAAAATTTAAGGGGCTTTAAGCTCTTTTTTTATGTCAAGCATAGTAGCTATGCACAAAGCTAGAAAACGGCTTAAAAGGGGCTTGAATAGCCTTCTAGGGGCATTTCCTGCGTCAATCTGCGAATGGTAACGTCAAGGGCTGATAACTCATCCATTTTTTTGATGCGCCATATGGCCTTCGTGCCGTGCCAGTTATTGTGACAATCACGGCATAAAGCAATCACGCAATATTGTAGTTTTTGCTCTATGTGATGTGCATCACTTGGCCCTAGTTGATCGCATACCGAGCACGGCAATAACTTAACTTTCCCTATGTGTAGCCTTTGCTTTGCGCTTAGTTTGTTGTTCACTGAGTTGCCTTCATTTCCATGCGGGCTGAGTATTGGTTTGTTCGCCACACCTCAATTCTTGCTTCTGCCGCCCTCATTAAGAACCGATATTCCTCCTCAAGGGTCACTGCCTCTCTAATGCCCTCTAATATCCCAACATAATCTTCGTGTGCATAGGCGTAAACCTCTTGTTTGCCTAAAACCTCTGTTCCCGCTTGGCTCATGAGTTGGGCTTTTCTGCTTTTCCTGAATTCCTCAAGATACATTCGGTCGGCTTTTGCTTTTGCATACAAAGGGGCGGTGTCAATTAAGTATTGGATGGCTTTGGTTGGTTCGTTCATACATCCTCCAACTTATAGTTGAGTTTGTGATTTTGAAACCGCATAGAAGCCTCAATGTCCATCTCTTTAAACTGTTCATCAGAAAATAGCCCAATGACGTTTCTACCCTCAAACCAAACCTCTTTGATGGATTCGTTATAGGTTGTCTCACCATCGTTTTCATACTCATAAACGACAGTAACAATCTCGCTGCCCGCACCTGTAGTTGTGTCAAATTCCCAAGTTTTTTCCATGATTCACTCCTATTAAAAATTAAATGTTAGCTAATTGT